CTTGGTTCTGACGGTCAGATAGCTGAATATGACATAAATTGCAAGAGTTGTCACCCTCTCCCAACCCATCCCCCACATTGTCCAGCAACCCAGACCAAAGGAGGTGAGCAGAGCAAGGATGGTAATTAGGCGGTCTGATATGATTACCAGTGCCAGACGAATGATTGCGGTTGCATCCATGATGATTCCTAGTTAATGTCGGGATAACCATATTATCACTTATCCTCATCATCATCTACATCCATAAACCCTGCACCCCAACCCTCATCTGCGTCTTTGAGTTTTAGAGCTTCCAGTTTGAGTGCACGGTCAAGGACTTTCACCTTGTCAGTGACAGATGCTTGCGGGTCGTGCATCACCTGCGACATCAGTTCAGAGATGAACTTGTCAAGGTCAGGGTTGATGCCCTTTTCTGATTTCTTGCGGCTCATTTGCTGAGCTTGCGGCCTACGGCTCGTTTGGCAGGTTTGACATCACCCTTGGACTGCTTGCGCTTTGCCATCTCACGGTTGTAGTCTTCAGAGGCTCTCACCTCATTTTCTCCACCTTCTCTTGCCATTCTTTCTGTCGCTGATTCTTTCTTTGCCATGATTACTCCTTTAAATTCCTAACCCTCTGCGAATCCCGTAATACATAGAGCCGCCAAGAGCTGTGTATCCAGCACCCTTTGCTATGTCTTTGAGAATTTGTTTTCTGTCTTGAACTTTTGTTGCTTTGTTTGCGTAATTGACAACATCATCGTAAATACCAGCTTCTTTCAACCAGCCAGTATTTGATGTGTTTTTCACAAAATTTTGAACTTCTTGCGGAGATTTGTTCGCAAGAACAGAGGCTACATATTCTTTTCCAAGACGAGCAACTTCAGCAGGACTCTCTGTTGCTGCCTTTAAATTTTTTACGCCATTGACATCACTAAAGAAAATTTGACCAAACTCTTCTGGAGACTTCACCAAGTCTTTGGCATTGAATTTTTCGCCTTTAAGAGCGTTGGACATCAACTGAGTTTTGAATGGGTCAAGTTTTGCAGAAGCGGCTTTGTATGCTTCGTCAGCGGCACGATATTCAGGGGCCCAGTCATACAACTGTTTTTCCAATTTATCAATGAGCTTACGCTTGTAGTCTGCGCTTAAAGCACTATACGCCTCGTAAGGCTTTCCTTTTGCATCAACATCACGCAAGAATCGCAACTCTTCAACAAGAGCCTCAATATCTTTTTCTGTAGTTTTGGTTGGCGTTTTCTTGGTCAACTTGCTTGAAACCAAACCTTTTCCAACAGGTACAGTTTCTCCACCTGTGGTTGTTCCTTTGATAGCTTTGATAAGCCTGTCAATACCAGCAACCTTTTCTGAACCTTTTTCAAACTCTTGACCGCCAGCAATGACACGCTTGTCATTTTCCAATTCAGCAATCAGAGAACGACCTTGTGGGGATGTGGCAAACGGCTCACCTTTTGCCTGAGCTTGCCTAGCGGCATTGAATGCAGTGTCATATTTGGTTGTGGCTTCAGCACTACGAGCTTCATATAACTTAGCTGCCTTGTCTTTCAAAAGGTTAAACCCCTTTTCTCCGACATCAGCCAAGTCTTTAACTTCAGCAATAGGTTCAGGTTTTCTTACAAGACCCGTAACATATTTACCTGCTTTCAAAATACCAGGCGTAATAGAAACAACATCAGGAGTTATTGTTCCCAATGTTGATGCTTTAGGAAATTCCCTGCGCTCTTTTTGTCTTTCTTCTTTTGTAAAGCCTGTTGCTTCTTTAATTGGTTGAGGAATAGCTTCTCCTACTTTTTCACCAGCTTTTCCGCCATAGTATCCACCAGCAAGAGCACCACCAAGACCACCAACAAATGAACCCACAGGGCCAAGAGGACTGCCCAACAATGCGCCAGCTTCCATGCCGCCATAAGCACCAGCAGCACTTGGAGTGGCTTCTAATGCTGACTTAAAAAATGATTTGCCAGCACTGGGTTTAGATTCTGGAGCAACAGTAGATTGAGATTTAGCCCAATCTTCAGGACTCACTGGTTTTGCTGTTTGTGAACCTTGTTGTTTCAACCACTCTTCTGGACTCATTTTGCACCTACGGCTTTCTTGTAATCAGCCCATTGCTGGTCAGAAAAATTAGCAGGACGGGTATAAGTTTGGCCTCCAACCACAACAGAGGATTGTGTTTTTTGTGTTGGTGCGGGTGAAGGTGCGGATGGAGTTGTTTGTCCATAAGGCGTGTACGCAGAAGAAACAGACAACTTCTTCACATCTTCTGACCCAAATCCATAGTCAGATAATGTGTTGTACAAGTCTTTTCTTCTGTCATCCAACAACTGAACATAAGCTGGAGTTGTGTAGTTTGTTGGGTCAAGCACAGGGCCAACCATCTTCATGTCTTGCACAGTCAAACGCTGACCACCTTTGGCGGCACGTTCAATAGCGTATGTATTCAACAAAGCCTTTTTCAAGAACAATGTAGTTTTGTCTGTTCCTGTTAATTGATTGTTGACAGCGGTTTCAAAATCTGACTTGTCAGAATTAAAAATTGAATCTAGTTTTTCTAAGAATGGAGCAGTTTTAGAAAGCAGTCCAGCTTTAATTTCTGGGTCATTTAAATCTTTCTGCAAGTCTTCAATTGCACGAATACCTTGTACATTTGCCTGAACTTCTTTTGCCGTTTTCTCGTCAGGCAACATTTTTCCAGTTCGCTCATAAATTGTGCGAGCAGGGCCAGCAGTACCCATCTTTGCCTCGCGCTTTTCTTGCGGAGTTTCTTTGGATGGTGTTGTGGCAAGAATCAATTCTCTGTGTTTAATATCAGCATCAGCCTTGTCTTCTCTACGCTCTTTGCGTCTTCTCTCTTCTTCAACAGCTTTGTCTATAGATTTACGAATTTCTTTCGCTCTTTCGTAAGCCTTGACCAAACCATTCTTTTGAGCATAGATTTTTAAAAAGTCAGCTTCTGCTTGAGCAAACGTAGCATTTGCTCTTTGCTCTCCAGCATCTTTATCTCTGGTGTACTCTTGCAAAGACTTCGCAAGTTCTTTCTCAACAAAAACAGCACGTTGTTGCAAGGCTTTAAAGTTTTTGTCAAACTTTGCGCTTTCAATTTTGTACACATCTGCTCTGCCTTGTTGGTGACCTTCCAACATGCCGTTCATGGCTGACATGGCTTGCTGTGCATTCTTCTTACCACCAGCACCAATAGCAAAACCAATCACGTTGATAAGGGAAAACAACATTGCCTGGTCTTTGAGGTTTTCTTGAGAAGGCTCAAAATGATTCTTCATCAATGATTCATTGACATCTTTTTCTTGAGCAAGCAAAGGTGTTTCACGCTCAGTTCTGCGCTTTTCAGCTTCTTCTGTTGACGCAACCTTTGTTGCTTCTCTAGCTGCTTTTGCTTGGCTTTCTGACGTTACCTTTTGTTGCTCTAATTCACTGACAGCACCAGATGTTTTTAACTCTTCCGCTACAGCTTCTTGTTGTTTTTTTTCAAATTCAGCCGTAGGGTCAGACACGACAGGTTTATTCAAATCTGTCTTTAATGCTTTTGCTAAAACATTAGGCATTTGTTGCTCCCTGTGTAGGTTGTTGTGCTACTTGTGGAGGCGCACCATACAAAGTACGAGCAATGTTATTGTAGTAACTGCTAGTCAACTGGTTAACGTACTGGTCAGCTTGCATACCTGTCTTAATAGCACCCAAAGCAATCTGGTCACCAATACCAGACAGCTTCAGACCATAGTCATACTGTTGTTGGAGTAACTGGTTGCGGAAGTTTTCCACTTGAGCTTGCGTCTGGGCGGCACTGACCGCACCGCCTCTGCCAGCGGCTTGTTGTGCAACTTGAGCTTGGACGGCTTGCAATTGCTGTTGACCCACAGGGGTAAGTTCACCAGCTTGAGCCGCACGTTGCAACTCAGCACCTTTGGTTTGATAAGGTTGAGCAAGTTTCTGTTGCTCTTCTTTTGCCATGCGTCCTTGTTCTGCGGCTTTTCTACCCTGATAAGCACCCAACAAGGCTTGCACACCACCAATACCTGCCTTGCCAAGCGTATCTTCAGAAATGCCAAGACTTTTTGCCAAGTCTTTATATCGCTGACCAATAGTCGGGGCTTCTCTTGATGTGTCAAAAGGAGCAAGTTCTGTTGGGCTTGCAGGAGCACCATAACCAGCAGGGCCATACAAAGCAGCTCTATCAGCAGATGGTAAAAAGTCAGGTGTAGGAGGGCCTCTAAAACTGGTGTCAACAGGTGCAGCAACAGAAACAGGGGCAGCAGAAGGTACAGAAGCAAATTGTGAAGTGTCAAAAGAAGCGGCAGGTTGAGCGGCATTGAATGCTGGCGCAGAAGCAGATGATGCTGGCGGTAAATCTACACCAGAAACAGATGAAGTTTGCACAGGCGTAATGTATGCTTGTGTTGGTTCTGGGCCATAGTCAAACGCAGTGTCTGCTGTAAAACCATAGCTATCACCCATTTCAAAAGATGGAATGCCCGTGTCCTCATGTTCCTTACCGCTACCGCCCTGAGACTTTAGCAGCTTTGCTTCTTCTGGGGTGATGTAGGCAAGCATGTGCCCTTCTGGTGCTTTTGACTGCAACAGTCGAGCAATCTGGCGCACATCTGCGCCCATACGGGTCATTTTCTTCAGCGTTGCCATGTCACACTCCTAAAGCATCTTTGAGGCGCAGGGATGCCTCGTTCCACACGTTTTGACGAGCTTTCCCTGTTTCCTTACTCTCAATTTCACCCGCTCCACGCTCTCCTGTCAAGCCAACAGTAGTGCCTGTGGCTGTACCTTGGGCAACAGGGCCAGCACCGCCAGAACTTCCTGCTGAAGGTGCGCCTGGCACTTTTGGGCCAAGACCAAATATTTCAGACAACCCGCTAGAAATCAACGGTCTGGCAATGGCTTCTGTTGTTTTGGAAATAACAGGCTCAGGCGTTTGCGTTACCGTTTTTGGCTCTTGGTACGGTGTCGGTGGTGCAAGTGACGGGTCAAAAGACGGAGGTGTCAAATAATCAGAAGCAGACTTGTAGGCAGGTTGCAAACCGCCTTCTTCTGTACCCCTAACTTTGCCTGTGCTTGGTGCAAACTGGGATGAAAACAAAACATTGGCAGGGTCAACTACCAATCCTTGACCACCGCCAGTAGGCACTTTTTCTGTCAAGCCAAGACCACTGACTGCCTCTTGACTTGGATTAAGCACAGAGTAATCTGGCAATACTGAGTATTTATCAACCATTCCAACAGGGGCAGTGCTTGGTATGGCTTTGATACCTTGACCTGTTTCTGGCGGTGCTAACGCAGACTTTGCCTCTTCAATCACGCCAGTAGTTCCACCTGCAAGCGCACCAGAAGTCAAACCAGCTTCTAATGCTTTGTCTAAAGGCTGACCAGAAGCAAGAGCCGCCGTCACTGTTTGTGCAGATGCACCAGCCGCAGAAGACAATATTTTTGTGGTTTCTGTCGGTATTTTTACGTCACCAACCGCAGCTTCTGAAGCCATTTGACCCGCAGAAGTAGCAATATAAGCAGTTGCAATTTGTTTAATATCACCACCATTTGCCGCAGACACAGCCGCAGCCGAGAGCGCAGGATTTCCTGTGACAGCCGTCAATGCAATTGTTTCGATAACAGGCAATGGATTTTTGATAATATTTTCAACAGTTCTCTCAACTGCTGTTACAACTTTTTCAACTGCTTTTGCTACGCCACCCATTATTTCACCTCTATGGTTAATTGATACTGAGCTTGACCTTGAGTGCCAGGCACTTGCTTAACCTTCACAGGAATCTTGGCGGCATTCATCACACGGGCAATCTGCGAGTTGTCAGTGGTGGTAACGCCTGTTTTGAAGCCAGCAGCTTTCATTGCTTGATACAAGTCTTGTATAGAGTTAACCAACTTGTCGGGTGCATCCATTGTGGAGACATGCACTTCAGCAACACCAGGCTGCATGATTGTGTATATCAACAGAGTATTGCCAGAGCGCATAATCCGCATCTTGCCTGAATCTATGCCTGACTTGAGCTTGGCATACACCTCATCAAAGTTACCACCAGACTGTTCAACATCGTTTTTGATGATGTCAAGCATAGGCACATCTTCTGTGCCCTTTTGTTTCTTCATTGCTTGCATTACATCTGCCATATCAAACTCCCAAAGATGAGGCTATCTGTTGATGAATTGTCTGGTGTACACCAATCCAATCGTAAAAATCGTCTTCCACATTCCAATCACTGTCAAGCAACTGGAACGGATTATCCAATCCTAAGATGCTTGCCAACCTCTGATGCTCTTGGTTATGCACATACAACCAATCATCAAGGTTATTTGTATCTGCATCTGTCAGCGGATACTTCTGCACTGCAATACCTCTGTCACCCAAGATTTCGTAGAACAACTGATGCTGCACACCGTTTTCAAACAGGAACTCACCGAGGCCGTCTTTGTCCCCAAATTTGACATAGCTCAAACTTTCCATATTGATAGAGTTACCCTGCCTTTCTCATTTGTCTGCCTTGTTGTCTAACTTGTCGAAGATTTGTTTGAGGATATTTTTGATTTCAGTGATGTCATTGCGGTAGTCATCTTTTGCCACATATTCTTTAGGTAATTCATTTATCTTGTCCTCCAGACGTTGAATCTGCTTTGTCGTGTTGTTGAAGACAAAGACAGCAAGAAAGCCAGCAATGCTGACTACCGCATTGAATATCTGCTGGTTATCCATTATTTAGCTTCCAATGCTGTGATTCGTGCCGTCAGGGCTGTGATGAGGGCTTGTTGTTCTTGAATGGCGGCAGTTAATGTGGCAACCAAAAAAGAAGTGTCAATGCCTTGATAAACAGGATTGCCGTTAGCGTCAACGGCATCTTTTTCACCAATAACGCACTGAGGAACAACCTCACTTAATTCGTGAGCAATAAATCCCTCACCATCAGAGCCGTCTGCTTTCCATTTGTAAGTGACAGGCTTAAGCGCAGATATTTTATTTAATGCGCCAGTCATGGGCGCAATAGTATCTTTTAGGCGGTAATCAGATGATGTGGCATATGCCGTTGCTGAAGCGGTAGTTGTAATATTTCCAACATTACCATTTGGGTTGTAAAAACTTACAAGTTGTATAGTGGTTGTTACTGAAGATGCCAACCGCAATCTTTTGGTACTAGCGCCATTGTCATCAAATGCAGAGCCATATACTGAAGTACCATTTGGAAGGCTTCCCCCACCTGTACCAATCAGCAAGTTACCACTGGTGTCGATACGCATTTTTTCTGAGCTATTTATACCAAACGATATATATTTAGCCGCTGCTGTTTGAATAATAAAGTCATTTACAGACTGAAGCGTTTGCCATACTTGTGTGTATGTAGTTCCATTTGCATAAAAGCCAATGTTTGCAGAGCCGTCTAGCACAGCCATTGTGCTTCGGACTTCTAACTTGTACGCTGGCGCAGTAGTACCAATACCCACGTTACCGCTGGAGTCGATACGCATTCTTTCAACAGGTGCGATACCACTTGGCTTGGTTGAAACAGCAAAATATCCAGCAGAGTTATCACTGGTTGCGTTTTCTTTTGCACCTTTGATAACAGCAAAGTTACTTGCGTCTGTTGTTGTTCCTGTGCTTCTAATACGCCCACCAAGGGCAACAGTTGCCCCTACATCAGCCGCAATTGCTGTGTTAGATTGAACAGTAAGAATGCCAAGACCAGCAGTAATTGCTTGGTTTGCGCCAGTGATAATTGCTTCTTGCGGTGCATCACCAGATGTATTCTCTGTTCCATTGGTAACGCTTAATTTGCTTCTTGGCGAACTAGTGCCTATACCCACATTCTGACTTGCATCTATATAAACAGCATTTGTGCCGTTGGTGGACAGTCCAAGCGCATTTGCCGCAGGAAGATACAGACCGTTACCAGTGACAGATGTGCCTGTAGGAATCAGTTTGGCTGCGGTTACATTGCCTGTAGCAGTTATATTGCCAAGAGATGTTTGATTTGTAGTGATTACAAGCGTAGATATGTTGGCAGTACCACTCACGTTGGCTGTTGTAATCGTAGCCACGTTCATACTGACATTGCCAGTAACAGTAGCATTACCACCTATAGTGACGTTACTGAAGACAGCAAGTGTGGATACGTTAGCAGTACCAGACACGTTTGCAGAAGTAAACGTGCCTTTAGCACCAGTGATGTTTCCAGTTGCGGTAATGTTTCCAGCAACACTTGCATCTTGCGTAACTGCAATAATTTGAACATTGGCTGTGCCGCTGACGTTAGCACTGGTAAATGTTCCTTTTGCTGCTGTGATATTTCCAGTAACAGTTGTGTTTCCTCCAACAGAGGCATCTCCTATAACAACAAGCGTACCTATATTTGCCGTGGTTACGTTTGCAGTTGTAGCCGTCACATTCGTTGTAGTGACATTAGAGATAGTCACATTGCCGCTACTGATGGTGACGTTAGACAAGCTCAATCCGTTGATAGCTGTAACAGTGCTACCAAGTGTCAAGGTAGTTGTGCCAACAATCACATTGCTGTTTGCCAAGTACCCGTTAGGGAAAGCAGTAGAAACGCTTGTGATGGCTACGTTGGCAAGACTCAGATTGTTGATGGTGGTGATAGTGTCACCAAGCACAACAGCCGTGTTGCCAATAGTGATTGCAGTCGCAAAGTTGCTGTCAAGCTGAGACAGGGGTATTGACCCTGTAGCAGATGAAAATGTATACGGTACTGACATTTAGAACCTCACTCTCAATTCGTGTTCAAACTCAATTGTGTTCACAATAAATGCGGCATTGTTGGAAGTGATGGTCAATCCCAAATATTTGCCGTACTGCTGTGCATCTGACTTGTACAAGTTATATCCTTTAGATGAAACCCAAGGAATAATTGTTCCAAACGTGTTTTTCCAAGTGACAACAACGCCACTATTGTTTACCCAATCAATACCTGTGTTGCTCAACGAATACACAGGACTGCTTCCATACTCACTGTCCACCGTCACATTAAAGGTTGCAGGGGTGGTCAATGTTGCTTCCACGCCAAATTTCAGGGCTTGCTTGGTACGGATTGGGTCTTTCATGGGAGAAAGAGCCGTCTGAATCTCGCTGGATATGTTGGCTGTAGACGAGGCGTACAGCTTGTACAGAGCCGCTCCTGTCACCCCGTACATGCTGATTAAACCGCCAACAGGAACAGAAGTGATGTATGTTTGTGTGCCCTGGCTGGTGATAAACCACTTCTTCTCAAAGAAGATAGCCTGAACATACCTTGAACCTGTGGCAATTTGAAAGCTGCTGTTGAGGTAGAAGTTGAATGCCGCACACAGAATATTGTTGAGCAACACCTGACCGCCAGTGACAGGCAAGGTGAAGTCAATGTAGGGGAAGATGCCGTCCAGTTGGTCTGAAATCTTGCTGGTGGTAGAACCCACAAGGGCATACACACCATAGTTGTTCATAAACAACACTGAGCGGAAGTAGGGAAAGACCGCATACTTCAGCTTACTGCCGACAGAGGCAGACACGTTGGTGTTGGTGAACAGGGTTGAGCCTGTAGTTGTCACCCGAACATCTGAGAACACGTTGATGCTGTCATCTCCATAGATGTACAGGAAGTTGTTGGCAGACATCAGGTACTGGATGTTGCCATGCAAGGTGGAGTCAGCCAACGTAATAGAGCCAGCAGACACAGAAACAAAGTCGTAGGGGCTGACAGAGGACGAATAAGTTACCGTGCGCCCTGTAGCCACCCAGACACGTCCTGAGAATGTCGCTACGCTGACAATTGAGTCAAGATTGGGTACGCCTATGGCTGTTGCGGTGGTGTTGCCTGTGGGTGTCGGGGGTGCAGCAATCGTGACAGAGGGAACAGAGGTGTAGTTATTGCCCACATTGGTCATGATGACGCTTGTGACGGCATTTCCAGACACGATAGCCGTACCAGCGGCATTTGCACCGCCTCCACCAGTGATTGTGACGGCAGGAGGGGACGCAGGGTTATATCCAGAACCGCCTTTGGTCACAGAAATAACCATCGCACCCTTGGTAAAGGTCAAAACTTGGGCAATTGCGGTCGCACCGCTACCACCGCCACCCGTGATGGTCACAGTTGGGGCTGCTGTGTACCCGCTACCGCCATTGGTAATTGAAATAGAGGAAACAACATTGGCTGTGATGGTTGCTACAGCCGTTGCCTGAACACCATTTGATTGGTTGGGGGCTGAAATGGTTACTGACGGAGCAGATGTGTAGCCAGAACCCGCATTTGTGATGCCGACAGAGCCTACACCGCCAACAGCCAGCAAATCAGTGCCGTTCCATGTGTACAAGCCTTTATCAGGGTCACCTATAAATACAAATTCGTTTTTCCACTGGGCGGTGGAAACATTGGCAGAGGAAAATGTGCCTGTGATAGCCACATTGCCTTTTGTTGCCGCATCAATCTTGAAATATTCACCCCGTCCGTTGGCTTCAAACGCCAAAATATAGTCAGACAAGCCCAGATTACAACTGGTCAGAGTGGTGACTACATTGCCAAACGTAACAGCAGTGTTGCCAGAATCAACAACAGCAGACTGCGCTTGAACAATTTTGATGTTGCCAAAGCCAATAGGCATGGCGTTCTCAATCCATGAGAACTCTTCCTCATCAATAGCTGTCCTGTTGGCCTTGGTGTTTAGACCCTTGAAGTTCTTAATGACAGCATAAGACTTTTTTTGTTCTGCTGCTGCCATGATTAGAACGTGGTGTAGGGGTCAGGGATGCGCCTTGTATAGACAGAGTTGAGCACTGCCTGTACATGCTTGATGTATTCTTGTTTGTAGAGTTCAGCCTCACCATAGCTCTGTTCCTTGTACTTGGCTTTGTAAGCCGCATAGAAAGCCACAGGGGTGGTGTAAGGGTCTTGGATGGGGTCAACAGCGTTGGGCGTGTTTAAGCTCAATGGTGTAGGCAGGATGGTGCTGTCAATCTCAACAACATAAGCCTGGTCGGGGACAGGGCCAATGTAAATCTGTTGCTGACCGTAGACAGAGAAACACACGGGTCTGCCTACATAGTTTTGCCAGTAGCGCAGTTGTGCGTTGAAATTTGACCAAGGCAGATAGCGCAGAGGAATGCGGCTGTTGCCCCAGTAAATGTTGACGTTCAGAATGTCGAGCGTGTTGCCGTTGGTCAGAGTGGCAAACGGAATAATTTCGGCAGGGCCAGAATAAGTCAGTTGAGCTGTACCGTCAGTGAATGCGGTAGATGGCGGGAAAGTTGCGCCAGCAGCAGGATAGGGAGGCGCAGTTGCACCTGTCGTACCGCTCTGGGTGACTTGATAAATAAAGATGTTGGAGAACAGGAACTGACCAGCAGTGACAGCGGTGTTGGCTGTCCACAATGTTGCGGCTACGCCTGTGTTGGAAATGGGGGTGGCAGTTATTTGCAGGGTACGCAAGCACCCAGTATCTCTCGCTACTCGCTCACGGGCATCGTTGATGTAGTCCGTTAGCTCCGAGGTAGACCAGAAGACAGCGTTTGCATCATGCAAAAGCCGCTGTACTTCCGTGATGTAGGAAGAGAGAGTTGCCATGTGACCTTCATATTAAGCAACCCTCTGATTGGACTTTCCCCCCACGGATTTTTCAATCCGCAAGGGTACTACGCCAACAGCCGAGGGTAACGAGCTGTTCTTTCCTGGAGCAGTTTCGGATATGACTATCCGCTTGAACTTCTCCGTTGCTTCTTCAAGTTCGCTGTGGAGTCGTATCAAGCCCAACTGGACGAGATACTTCTCCTTGTCATCGTCACCGTAACCAAGTACATGTTGGGCGGTTTTGACAGGCATTTCTACCGTCTTCCCGACAGGTAATTCAAGACCGACAAAGTTGTACTCAAACGAGATGTCTTTGTCGGAGTTGTTGGTTACATAGACAATTTCTGTCATAGCGATACAACGTCACCGTAAACCGTGATGTCAACTGTGTTGTTTGCAGCAGCACCTGTGTTCACGCACACAAACAGCGGAGTTGTATAAACCTTGGTTGACGTGTTTGCCGTCAAAG